TTCTTCTTTTCCGCCACGGGCTCGGACAGCGCCGGCTCGGCGGCGGGTGCGGCCGCGGGAGCCGCAGGCTGCTCGTTGGGCGTCAGCATCATCACGTCCCGCACATCCACGCCGGCGGCCGCGGTCTCGGCCCGGACAAACGCGGCCTCCCGAATTTTCTGCCGGATTGCATCCTGCCAGTGTTCCCCGCGGGAACTGTACAGCTCCCCCAGCGTGGTCAGACCCAGCTTCAGGTCCTCCCGGTCCTGGGCCGCATCGCGCCCGGAATCCACCGTGATGTTGGCCGGCCCCTGCCAGCGCACGCGGGCAAATTCCGCGCTTTCCGGCAGCCGCCCCTCGGCGATCGCGCTGCCGATCACATATTCCCACACCGGCTGGCAAAGTTTCTGCACGATCAGCTTCTGCCGCTGCTCGAACCGGCGGCCTGCCTTGGCCAGCACAAACCTCTGCACCGCGCCGCCCAAGGCGGACGCGTCCCAGATGAACTCGTAGGGCAGGCCCAGGCACGCAGCCAGGTCCCGGATTAAAAACTGCAGCAGGCGCATGGTGCTGTCGGCCGGGCGGTCGGCCTTGTGCACGAGCAGTTTTTCGCCCGGTTTAGGCCGCGGGATGGCGCCGCCGCCGATCATCTCCTCAAACGTCAGCTCCTGGCTGGGGCCGCCCTCGTACTGCAGGCGGGAGGCCGCGCCCAGAAATCCTCCAGAGGCCACGTCGTGCGGGCTCTCGATGGCCAAGGCCAGCGCGCTGTTCAGCTTGGCGGCCAGCCGCTCAAAGGCGATGACCTCCTGCAGCGCCCGCATGTTGTTAATGACGGGGGCGAGCTTCGTGACGTGGCGGATCTCGTCGGGCCGGAAGGGTTCGCCCACGTGCAGGACGCTCTCGGCGTCCACGTCCACGGTCTCCACGCGGGCTTGCCCGCGCACGACCATCTGCTCGCTGGATCCCGTGGCGATGCGGTACTTGGTGGGGCGGCCGTTCTTGTCGAAAAACACTCCGTCAAAAAAGGACGGATCCTTCTGCGCCGGGAAGGTGGCGTCGCCCACGCGGTGGGATTCGACGATCTGCAGCCGGCCTCCGCGCACCTTGAGGACAAAGGCCTCTCCGTCGCGGTCGATCGCCTCGCAGACGAGGCGCTGGATCTCGCCAAAGGTGTGTTTGCCGGTGACGTCGGGGGCGAGGCTCCACTGGGAAAAGAAATTTTCGGCCGCCTCGTTCCAGGCCTCGTCCTGGGTGGCGGCCTGGGGGACGATGCCGGTGCCGACGGAGTAGCGGGCCAGATCGGAGATGGCGCCTCGCACCAGCCCCACGTTGGAGCACAGGTAGCGGGCCAGCTTGAGCAGCATGGTGCGGTCCGCGTCGGACGCGTCCAGCTTGCTGTCCTGGGCGGTGGCGCCGATGGGGTGGCGGTGTTCGCGGGTGATCCGGCTGGCCTCGTAGTGGTAGCCGAAGGCGCGGGCCAGGGCCCGGCCGATGCGCTGGTTGAGGGTCATGGTCATGAAATGGTCTCGGCGCCGGAGCGCTGGCCGAACTGGGCGTAGTTCACGCGGGGCATCTCGTAGGTGAGGAACTTATCCAGGTCGGCGGCGGAGTAGTCCTTCACCCGGCGCCATGCCTCATAGCTCATGGACTGCACCTGGGCGGGCGACATGCCCGGGGCAAAGGAGTAGCTGAAGGACTTGCCGTTGACGGAGCTGGACAGAATGACGCGGCCTCCGTCCGTGATGAGGGAGGACTGGTCGGATGCGGCGCTTTTCAGAAGCGTGCGCAGGGTGGTGACGGATTCCCCTCCCTTTACCCAAAGCCCAAAGACAAAAGCGCGCAGGTCCATTATGCGTTGGCGGGGGCAGTCAAACCTAGCCGTCCCGGGGTCCCCAGAAGTACGGGATCCCCGGATCGTGCGCCGGGCGGCGCTGCTCGTCGGGGTCGGCCGGGTCGTAGGCCCGGGTGGGGATATTCAGGACGACGGCCTCGGTCCCGCCGATGGAGCTGAACCCGTGCCAGACGCCGGGATGGATGGTGACCAGCTTGGGGCTGGTGGTGCTGGAGACGACGGTGTCGGTCTTGTCGGTGGCCTCGTCCCACAGCCCGATCTGCAGGGTGCCGTAGACGCAGACCATCCGGTCGGTCTGCCTTTCGTGGTGGTGCCACGCCTTCACAATGCCGTGCCGGCAGGTGGTCACGTAGGCCTGCCCCAGCTGGTCCCCGGGGGCAAAGCGCAGGATTTCAAACAGCCGGCCGCGGGTATCCTCGATCGGGCGCAGCTCGGTGACGGATCCGTACCAGGTCTGGGTGGTCACGCCGGGTCCTCCTTGTCAGCGGGCTCGGGGCTGGCGATCAGCCCGCCGTAGGAGGCCAGCACGGCCACCATGGTCTCGGCGTCGTAGTAGTGGTCGGCGCGGGATTTCATCCGCACCCACTCGTAGGTGACTTTCCCGGTGCGGCGGTTGAAGGTGTTGGTCTTGCGGTGGGATTTGAGGTGGTCGATGTACTCGGAGCCGGCGTCGTTGGCCACCAGCCACTCCGGCCCCTGCCCGGCCCGCAGCCAGGCCAGCAGATCCTGGGCGAGCTGGGAGCGGAAGCGCATCATGTAGCAGCCGTCCTCGGGGATCTGTGTCTCGGGCGCGTAGACGCGCAGCTGGGTCTGATTGCCCTTGCGGTGCTGGTAGCCCAGGAATCCGTCCTCGCCCTTCATCGCCAGCCACAGGTTTCGGGCGCAGACGCGGTAGCACTCCTTGGTGCGGTAGCCGGAATCCACGGCCGCGTACTTGTTGGGCGCCGGCAGGGAGCGAAAGATGAGCTCCACCTGATCCCAGCTCAGTGCCTTTTCCGCCAGCCACAGGCGGCTGTCGCCGCGCTCGTTGAACAGGCGGGCCACCACGTAGAAGCAGTCCTGCTGCACGTCGACGCCCATTAGGCCCACGGCCGCCTGGTCCCACGCGCTGCGCATCGTGAAGGCGCCGGCGGCGATGGGCTTGTCCTCGTCGCTGAACTGGTCCTGCCAGGGCATCGCCAGCCAGCCGTTGACGAAATTCTGGAGGCCGACGAAGTAGGTCCGCTCGGACAGAAACTTTGAGGCCGCCTGTCCGAACGAAAGCGTGGGCGAATAGAGCGAGCTTAAGTGGAACGTGCGCCGGCGCGGCTCGGGCCGGTCGTTGGTCGCGTGCCAGCGCCCCTTGTCCAGCATGGCCCGCTTTTGGGTGTCGGAAATTTTTCCGGCGCACTCTTGGCAGGCGTAGTGGGCGGAGGAGGCGACGCGGCCAAGGTCCCACTTGCCGTCCTCTCCCCTGGCCTCCTTGTCCCACTTCACCTGGTCCCAGATCAGCTCGATCTCCTTTTTGCAGTGCGGGCAGGGCAGCAGGTATTTTTCGCGGGTGCCGGCTAGGTACTGCTGCCAGCAGTCGGCCGATTCCAGCGTGGGCGTGGAGGCCATGATGTGCTTGCGCCGCGGGAAGGCCTTGGTGCGCTCGGTGGCCAAAGCCAGCGCGGCCGCTTCCTTTTCAGAGGCCTCGGCAAACTTGTCGATCTCGTCCAGAAAAACCGTCTCGACTGGACGGGAGCTGATGTTCGCCGGCGAGTTACTGCCCACCAGGTTGGTCGTGGAATCGATCAGGTCGAACTGCAGAATCTTGATTCGGCTGGCATCCATCGGGAACTTGGCCGCCACCGGCGGGCACGCCTCCAAAAGCGGCATCAGCCGCGTCTCGGAAAAGGATCTGGCCAACGCCTCCGTCGGCATCACCCACAAGGTCGGCCCCGGATCCTCCGCCAGCCGGTAGGCCAGATAGACCGTCTGGGTCAGTGTCTTGCCCAGCTGCGTTCCCCAGCAGAGCACCACCGTCTCGGTCCGCGGATCCGCCATCGCCCGCAACACCTCCCGGACGTAGGGCGTCCACGCCGTGCTGTAGGGTCCCGGCCGGCCGGTCATCCGGGCGGACAGCACCAGCTCGCGCTCCGCCCACGTGATGATGTCGGCCCGGCGGGACGGCTCCCACACCTCCGCCTGGATCGGATCCAGCTCAAGCTCGCAAGGTGCCATCCTGCAGAGCCCTCATAAAATGATCCAGGTCGGCGGTCAAAATCGCCTCGATCTCAGCCTCGTCCTTGTGCGCCAGCAGAGCCGAGATCCGCCTGGGCATCGTCTGGATCATGGACTTGGCCCTAGCCTGTGCCGAAACGAGGATCTCCTTGGCCTTGTCTGTCTGCCGGCGGATCGATTCAATCCGCTCCTGCGCCTCCCTCTCCTTGCGCTTCTCCTGCCCCACCCTCGCAAGTGCCTGTGTCCCCTTTATAATAAGGTCGAAGTCCGGGTGATCCTTGGCCGCCTCTGCCTTCAGATTGGCGATGCAGGCCTGGTAGCTTTCCTCCAAAGCCGCCAGCTCGTCGACCGGACCGCCCGACGAGGGTTTGCGCCTAGTGGTTTTAGGCTTTGGGTCGCCTACCTGCTCAACCGGCTCATCTTTTGGTTTATCGGCACCGGCAATCTCAAACCCTTCCGGGAAAACGTGGTGTGGCTTGTTTGTCTTTATCCACTGCACCACCGCATCCATCGGCCCTCGTGGCATCCCCTTGGCGCAGTAGTTGTAGCCAGTGCGCAGGCTTATGCCTACAGCCGTGCAAATCTTCTCAAACTTCATGCAATTTTTGCACGTCGGTCAAGAATCTTGCAAATTCGCAAAAATGACGCGGGTCGTAACGCC